GAGTAGGAATCTGATCATTTTCAATAGGATCTTTGAAAGACAAAAACAAATCAAACTGCCCGTTGAAATAATCATTTGGGTTCTTTGTGAATGTTACTTCATAATCTGCGTTAAACAGATAGTCCATCATAGGCTTGATGGAATCATCGTGATGCCAGTAATCGTGTACCAAAACAAATACTTTTTTACTCATAAGTTATACATCCTTTCATCACCGTTTTATGGCTACGTTTTTGTGAATTCTCGTTTTTTAGATGTGCGTTAAATTCCGATTTATCGGGCAGATTATCTGCCTTTATAAAACCATTATACCACGCAACTCCACTTTTTTCAACCACTTTTCCAATCAAATCCCCATAGGCACAACCTCGTCAATATCCGCTTCACGCTTAGGTTTAGCAATGCCCATAAACTGCTTATGGCACTCCCACAGATCCATCAGAAACCCGAACGGCATAAGCCACACCTCTTCCGAAGCGAGGTGCAGCTGAGCCGCGCCGTAATAGAACAGCCGGGTGAACAGTTCTGCGTCATTCACTCGGCTGTTACTGCATTTTTTGAGGTATCTTCACTTTCGATATTCCGCTTCGTGCCTTTCAGCATAGCTTCGGTGATAGCGTCCTTGTACTCGGCAAGCTCGCTGGGAGAGGTCAGAAGCTCCACGGTTTCCTCGGTGAGAAGCGGCTTTTTCTCGCTGTTTCTGAGATTATATATCTCAATGCTCTGATTGCAAAGCAGCGTTATCAGCCAGATTATCTCATCAAGCGCCATCTCCATATTCTCAGACCTCATCAGCTTGTCACCGAGGTTATCCAGTCCACCATAGCGATTAGAAATAGCCTTTGTCGCTCTGGTGGTGAGGATCATCTCGTACTGCTCACCGCCGATGGTTATTAAAGAACTGCGTTCATTCGTCATTGCTCATACCTCCGTTACTTGCCTGTTTCAGCGGACTTTGCCGTGAATGTTGGTTCATATACAGACTTGTACCAACCCGTGATTACACTGTCAGGAACGTTCTTCTCGCCCTCGGTCGCTTCCGCTTTCCATGGGTGCTTTCCGCTGCCGTCCGGCTTATTTCTGCGTAAGACCGTTCCTTCAATTGTAGGCGTGGAAAACGTAATGCTGTCACCCTTTGTTGCAAGCGAGGTTGACGGAATACCGAACTTCACTCTGTACAGCCAGAAATAGCGATATTTGCCGTTGGATTTTTTCGCCCGAAACCCGATAGCCACGGGCTTGCCGCCGTCCTCGCTTGTTGAAATAACTACGTTGTTGCTGTCGATAGTCGCGCCCGTCAGAACCGAAGCCGCGTCATTGCCTATATCGTCAATGCCAAGTGAAAGCGTTCCGCTTTTGAACTCCTTGACGATTTCCGAAGCGCCGTCATCGGCATATAACGTTGCTTCCGCAAGCTCCACGGAGAGGTCTGCCGAAATTGCCTTTGCAAGCGAAGCGGGAACTCCGTAGGTTTCGCTGCCGTCGCTGTCCTCGGTTATTTCAGCGTAGAACAGCTTGTCAAGACCTATTGTTGCCATTTATATCTCCTCCATTTCATAGTTTTTCGCCGTATCAACGGCGTAATGATGATAGCCAGTTTCGTCCTCATAACCGACATACTTTCGGGCGGTTACGGTAATATCCGCGCTGAGCAGAACCTTTACAATCCTGCTCACAGTACGGGTGTAACTGCTTTTCGTAAACAGAGAAATCCGTACTTCCTGCACATCGGCAGTCGGCGCATTGTCTGCGTGAAGTTCAAAGCTGTCGTACAGCGGAGTGAATACCAGATATTCATCGGGAGCCTTTCCTGAATACATCGCAGTCTGCGCCGGGATTTTCAGCTTTTTAGCTATCGCAGAGAGTTCCGAAAGCAAACTCACAGCCCCTCGACCTCCTTTTCAAACGCGGATTTCATGGCTTCCACACACTGCTTTTTCACAGCTGATTTCGCAGGTTTCAGAAAAGGTTTCGCTGACTGACTGCTTGTGCCGTATTCGAGGATATTCGCTATTTTAGCGTTACTGCCGCCGTCCGTTCTCGGCTCGGAAAATCCTACCTTGATGTCATGATTTCCGTTTTTGTCGACCATAACGGGAGATAAGCCGAGCGACCGTTCAAGTCCTCCTGTGGAGCGGGATTTACTTTTCGTTCCCGAACCTACAACGGATTTCAGATTGCTTTTGACCTTTGCGAGAGCGACCTCGCCGCCCGCCTGCAATACCTTTTCGGCAATGCTGTCGGTCTGCGCTCCAAGCCGAGAAATCCTCGCAAGAAATTCATCGGGCATTTTTACATCAGCCTTAGCCACTCGGCTGCACCTCCTTTGCAAGCACTTCAATATACATACCTCTGCCTTTCACATCTTCGACAGAGGTTATCTCAAATACAGAATCGCCGCAGAGCAATCGCATATCCATGGTGATTTTCATTCCCGGAATGGTGCGAAATCGGAACAGGTCGGTAGCTTCGGAAAAGGCGGCTCGGTTTGCCCATTTCTCGCTGCCGTGCCGACCCTCCCGATAGGCTCTGACCTCTGCTACAATAGCATCGGATTCCGTCTGAAAACCCTCGTCATCGAGCGTGACCCGCTTCTGCGTTATCTGTATCTGCGTGTTCATTTTACCGAAACTCATACTTTCCACCGCCTGTCCAGCCGCAGCAGCATATTCACCGTATCCCACACCTGTTTCCCCGCCTGAACATTATCTCCGAAAAAACCGCCTGTACTGCCGTCCCTCGATTCGTAAAAATGCGAGGACAGCATTATTACCGCCTGTTCGGTAGTCGGTGGCATTGCGTTTTCTGAATAGTAATTCTCAGACAAATGCTGATAGCTTTCAGCATACGAAACAGCAGCGGTGATGAACCCTTTTATGAGTTCATCGTCCGCCGAATGTTCAAGTATGAGGTTCTGCTTAACTTTCGTCAGAAGCTCGTCCATAGTCACCGCCTATTAGACGCCGGAAGAACCGGAGCCGGCTTTCATCTTCAGAATCTGGACAGCTTCGGGAAGAATCAACTTGCCGTCAACGCGCTCCTTTGCCACAAAGCCCACCATGCCGTTGCCTGCGTACAGTTCCTTGAGTTCCGCAAAGGAACGTGTGCCACGGTCGCCGATGTTGTAGTAACTGAAATCGCCGAATGCGATTACAGGCTTTCCTGCGGCGATAGTGGGAACATACGGAGAGGTATAAACCTCGTAGCCGAACAGCCTGTCGACCTCGCCCGCCTGAAGCGAGGGCTGCCACAGATATGCGCCGTTGTTATCTTTCAGCTTGCGGAGAGCCGCAATAGTCTGGTCGTTCATGATGAACTTTGCGTTCTTGCGGTACGGGCGCTTGAGGGAGTACACAAGATTAATTATCTCATCGGCGGTTATAGCAGTAGCGCTCGCCGCAGTGACAGCGACCTCGCCGCCGCCCTTATCGGAGAAAAGTCCGAGGGGCTTGCCAACTCCATCGCCGTTGAGGAAAGCGTCCTCCTCCGCATTGGAAAGCGCCTTTGCAAACTGGTCGATGATGTAATTTTCAAGACCGAAAGCGTTGTCATAAAGCAGTTCCTCGGTCACCTTAACCGCAACGTGCAGCTTGTGCGCGTCAAGGTTTATCTGTGCAAAAGTAGCGTCACCAAAAGACAGTGCGCCGCCCTCATCGATCCACGCTGCGGCGGGCTTGGTCGCGGCGATGTTTATCTTATGTTCGCCGCTGGTTGTGATGGTGTGACCGAGCTTTCGCATAATATTTTCCTCGGTCAGAGTGTCGATAAGGCGGTTGTCGTATTCCTCGGGGACAAGGTAACCGCCGTTTGCGTCAATGCCCTCGGAAAGCACATCGGACACCTGTCTGAAATTCGTGCGGAGAGCGTTCAGCATCGCCGCCTTGTACTCATCGCTTGCACGACCAGTCTTTGCCTTATCACAACCTGCCATAGGCTTACCTGTGAGAGGGACTGACGTAGGCTTGGAAAGCTGCGCGTCCATAGCCGCCATCTGCTCCATACGCTCGATTTCAGCGCCGTAGTCCTTGATCTTCTGTTCCATTTCAGCATAAGAAGCCGCGTCCTCTGCAGAGAGAAGTCCATCCTTATCGCGCTTGGTTTCAACGAAAGCCTTTGCGGCTTCCCACGCCTTGTTGCGCTTTTCGCGCAGTTCTATAATAGTCATGTATATTACCTCCAGTTCTTAATCAAATCAAGCCGAGAAAATAAATCCTCAGCTTTGGTTTTATGTTCGGTTTTCGGCGCAATTCTGCATTTCTCAGCAAGCCTATCCATAAGAGAATTAACCACCTGTGCTTCTGAATACATCAGAGCGTTAGCGGGCTGTTCCTCCATAGGTTCTTCACGGGCAAGAATACCGTCCGCAAAGCCGAGTTCCACCGCTTTGTTTGCGTTCATCCATGTTTCTGCGTCCATGAGGTGAGAAATCTTCGCGCGGCTCATTCCGGTCTTGATTTCATAAGCGTTCATAATGCTTTCCTTGACCTCGGACAGCATTTCAATTGCTTTCTGCATTTCGGCGGTATCTCCCATCGCCACCGTCATGGGATTGTGTATCATCAGCATGGAAACTGGGGACATCATCACCTTGTTTCCCGCCATTGCAATAACCGAAGCGGCGCTTGCGGCTATGCCGTCAATCTTCACCGTGACAATTCCCTTGTAGTCCATCAGCATATTGTATATCTGCGCCGCAGCAACGCAGTCCCCGCCGGGTGAGTTAATCCACACAGTGATATCTCCGCTTCCGGACAGCAGTTCCTCCTTGAAAAGCTGTGGCGTGACGTCATCGTCAAACCAACTCTCATCAGCGATAGTGCCGTTTAGGAACAGCGTTCTCTCCGGGGTTTGCTCCTTTGTTTCCTCGTTCTTCACTATCCTGTTCGTCCATTTCCAGAACTTCTTCATTAGAATTATCCTCCTCTCTGTCAGCCGCCGCAAAGATACCCGCGTCAGCCAGTTTAGTCATATTGCCGTTTATGAGATATAGGTCGCCGCCGTCCTCGGCGGGAATACGGTCGAGGTTTTCAAGTTCCCGGATATCGTTTGCAGACATCCAGCCGTTCTGCCTTGCGGTAGCATACCCGCTCATGCGGCTTGCGTAGTCGCCGCGCAGTAGACCGTCAACATTGAATTTGATGAAATAATCCTGCTTCTCGCTTGGGGTGAGCAGGGAGCGCATCATGCTTTGCTCCCAACGCACAAGCCATGGTTCAAGGGTGTATTTCACAAATTCAAGAGACTGCTGCTCGATATTAGAAAAGCTCGATTTTTCAAGGTCACCGACCATGTGGGGCGGCACTCTGAAAATTCGGGCTATCTCGTTTATCTGA